GGAGGAAACAATCTGATTTTGATGCAAAAGTAGATATATTCCCCGTAAGTAATCCTGATATATTTTCAACTAGCCAACGTATTGTAATGGCTCAAGAAATGATGCAATTAGTTCAATCTAATCCAGAAATACATGGACCAGGAGGAACCTATGAAGCGTACAAAAGAATGTATGCCGCTATAGGAACTGATAATATTGACCAATTACTTATACCACCTCCTGATACTACTCCAAAACCAGTTGAATCTGGTATGGAAAATAGTGCCTTGTTAATGGGTGGACCTTCTCAAGCTTTTCCAGAACAAAACCATGATGCACATATTGCTTCTCACGTTTCATTATTAAACATGGGTCCGGTGCAAATGAACGCGCAAGTACAAGCAAATATTCATTCACATATAATGCAACATCTACAACTTAAAGCAGATGCTATAGCCCAACAACAAATGCCACAAGAAGCTATGCAACAGTATCAACAGCTCCAACAACAAGCGCAACAAGCTCCACAATCTGAAGCTACGCAAATGATGGTGCAAGCGCAAAATCTATTAGCTCAATTTAGTTCTCCAATTATGACTGAACTGGTGCAACAATTTACTGAACAAGTTTCTGCACCTCCTGAAGAAGACCCACTTGTAACGATTAGAAAACAAGAACTTGCGCTAAAAGGACAACAATTATCTCAAGAACAAGACCAGTTTGAAGTAAAAGAAAAGATGAGAATGGAAGAAAAACTGCGTCAAGATGATATAGATATGGAAAGAATAAGAGCGCAAAGAGATATTGCAAACTTAAAAGACGATACTACAAGAGATAGAATGGACCAACAAAAACAACTTAAACTAATTGATATTGGTTTAAAACAGATGTAAGGTAATCACTATGAAAAATATAAAAGTAACAAAAGGAAAGCAAAATTACACCGGTAAAGGCAGTGTGCCTTTTAAAGCTGTATCAGAAGCCCCTAAAAAACTTAAACACGTAACTAAGCCTGGACATGGCAAAGGTAAGTGTAGAGGTATGGGCGCTGCAGAGTTTGGCGGTAAATTTTCTGGAATTTATTAATGTCAATTCTTTGGTTGCAAGAGCAACTTACAAAAAGAATTGTTGAAAAGAAAGATGATATTCAAACTGCTATTTTAAATGGCACAAAAGATAATGAAGAATATCACTATCTACGTGGGCGTTACAATTCTCTCGCCGACATAGAATCTGAATTAAGAGAGTTGCTAAATAAGGTAGTAGAAAACGATGAACAAGGTAATAGTTCCTGAACATGTCGCAAGAGCAGTTGAAAAAGACTTAAAAAGCAAAAAAGTTGAGACCCCTACAGAAGATGGCGGTCCACAAATACAAAAAAAACCAAAGGTAGTAGAAAAAGTAGATAGTGCTTTTGTTGAAGCTACTGCTAGAGTTTTAGACCCAACATTATTAGATAAATCTTTTTTAGAAAGAATGCCGCAGCCTTCAGGGTGGAGAATTTTGATATTACCTTATAAGGGTAAAGGCGTTACAGAAGGCGGAATACAATTGGTAAAAGAGACTGTTGACAGAGAATCTTTAGCTACGGTAGTTTCATATGTAGTTAAAATGGGTCCTATGTGTTATTCAGACAAAAACAAATTTGGAGATACTCCTTGGTGTAAAGAAGGAGAATGGGTATTAATTGGTAGATATGCAGGAGCTAGGTTTAAACTTGGTGATGATGCAGAATGCCGTATTATTAACGATGATGAGGTTATTGCGACTATTGTAGACCCGGATGACATTGTCAGCGCATAACGTGAGGAGGATAAACTCATGCAACAAGAAGTAAAAGAAACAAATGAAGAAATAATTGAAGAACCTCAAGATGGTGAGGTTGTTGAATTAGACTCTGAAGAAAGTTCTGAACAAACTGAAGAAGAAATAGTAAACGAATCTGAGACTGAACAAGTTGAAAAACAAGATGAAGAGTTAGATGACTATTCTCAAAGTGTTCAAAAAAGAATCGCAAAACTTACAAAAAAAATGCGAGAGCAAGAAAGGGCTGCAAACTCTGCTTATGAGTATGCACAGTCTTTACAAGCAGAAAACCAAAAGCTGAAAGAAAATAATACTAATGCAAACAAAAATTATTTAAACGAAGCTCAGAATAGATTAAATTCTCAAAGAGCGCAGGCAAATGCGGTTTTAAAAAGTGCTTATCAAGAACAAGATTGGGATAAGGTTACTAAAGCTCAAAACATACTTGATAAAATTACTGTTGAAGAAAGTAAATTGCAAATACAACCTATGCAAAATACACCTGAACAAAATTATGCACCTATGCCTTATCAAAACATGCAACAGGCTCCAGCACAAGAACCTATGGACCCACAAGCAGAAGATTGGGCAAATAAAAATGAATGGTTTGGAGAGGATGAAACCATGACTTTAGCAGCTTTTAACATTCATCGTAAACTTGTAGAAGTAGAAGGCTTTGACACTTCTGATATTTCCTACTATGATGAACTAGATAAACGTATGAGAGTTGAGTTTCCGCACAAGTTCTCTGAAGGTGGGGAAACAAAATCTAACAGTAAAGCGCAACAAAATGTTGCACCAGCTGGAAGAAGTATAAACTCAGGAGGAAAACGTCAAGTCAAACTAAGCGCAAGCGAAGTTGATATGGCAAAACGTTTAAATGTGCCTCTGAAAGAATACGCTAAGTACATAAAAAGGTAATTATTATGACTGAAGATAAAAATATAGAGAAAAATAACAGAACTCCACGTTCTGCAGAAGTTCGAGCTAAAGATACTGCTCGCAAACCATGGCGTCCCCCATCTATGTTGGACACGCCTCCTGCTCCTGAAGGTTATACCTACAGGTGGATAAGAGCCGAAATTGTCGGTAATGAAGATAGAAAAAATGTCATGTCTAGATTGCGTGAAGGCTTTGAGCTGGTGCATTCTGATGAGATAGGAGATTTTGAACTTCCTACTATGGACGATGGAAAGCACGCTGGAGTTGTGGCCGTGGGTGGTTTGCTTTTGGCAAAGATTCCTAATGAAACACGTGACGAAAGAAACGCCTATTATTCAAATCGTGCGCAAATGCAACAAGAAGCAGTTGACAATAATTTAATGAAAGAATCTGACCCAAGTTCTCCGATGTTAAAACCTCAGAGAACCACAAGCGTAACTTTTGGTGGAGGAAAAAGAGATTAGCTTTTTCTTCTTAAATAAATTTTTAATATAGGTAAATATTATGGCTAATATTAATGCACCTTTTGGTTTAAAACCTATTGGAAAAATAGGCTCGGCTACTAACTCTACAGGAAATACCGAGTACGAAATTCTATCAGGCACAACCGGAAGTATTTATACTGGAGACCCAGTTAAAATGGTCAACACAGGCGGCATAGCCGTTGCTGCTGCTGGCGATTTGTTACTTGGTGTTTTTCAGGGTTGTTCTTTTACTAATTCAAGCGGAGAAAAAATATTCTCTCCTGTTTGGACTGGTGGAACAGTAACAAGTGATTGTAAAGCTATGGTTGTAGATGACCCAGATGTTTTATTTGAGGTTCAATCTGCAGCGACAGGTTCTGTAGTACAAACTGTAGTTGGTAACAACTGCGATATTGTCTATGCAGCTGGCTCTACACAATCAGGGGTATCAGGCGTAAAAGCAAGTGGCACAACAGCAACTGGAACTGCCCAGCTTAGAATTATGGGGATTTCAAATGACCCATCAAACAATGCTCTTGGTACAGGAACTTTATCAACAAATGTTAATTTCATCGTCAGAATTGACGAACACTTTAACAGAACAGCTGCGGGAGTATAATCATGGCGATAAATAGAGCGCAATTAGCGAAAGAATTAGAGCCAGGTTTAAACGCCTTGTTCGGTATGGAGTATGCTACATATGATAATCAGCATACTGAAATATTTGATACTGAAACATCAGATAGAGCTTTTGAAGAAGAAGTGATGATTGTTGGTTTTGGTAACGCATCAGTAAAAGGCGAAGGTACCGCTGTCGAATATGACAACGCTACTGAAGGCTTTACTTCACGTTACTCACACGAAACAGTTGCTTTAGCTTTCTCTCTTACTGAAGAAGCAGTTGAAGATAATTTATATGATAGATTAGGTTCAAGATATACAAAAGCTTTAGCTAGGTCTATGGCGAATACTAAACAAATTAAGGCAGCTGCTGTTCTTAATAATGCTTTTAGTACAGACCATACTGGCGGAGATGGGCAACCTCTTGTTTCTAGTTCACACCCTCTAGGTGGAGGTGGAACTACTGCAAACAGAGCAACCACTCATGCTGACTTGAACGAGACTTCACTTGAAGATGCTTTAATTGCTATCTCAAACTTTGTTGATGATAGAAATTTAAACATTGCTCTTCAAGGTAGAAAACTTATCGTGCCTAATGAATTGCAATTTGTTGCTGACAGATTACTACAAAGCCCCGGCAGAGTATCAACATCTGACAATGACATAAATGCAATCAAAAATATGGGTATGATTCCTGAAGGATATGTTGTTAACAACTATCTAACAGACTCTGATGCTTGGTTCCTTAAGACAGATTGTCCTGACGGATTCAAACATTTTGAAAGAAGTCCTATGCAAACATCATTAGAAGGTGATTTTGATACTGGTAATATGAGATATAAAGCCAGAGAAAGATACTCTTTTGGATTCTCCAACTGGAGAGCGGTGTTCGCATCACAAGGAGCATAATCTTTATAGATTGTTTAAAGGGAGTTTCGGCTCCCTTTTTTTTTGCAGAAAACTAATATACAATCAAATAACTAGGATATTATTAACTTGTTCTACGGACTGACCTAGCAGACAAGCCAAGACAGTAGAACTTATTTTTCGGGAGAAAAATTATGGCAAAAAGCACTTTCTCAGGCCCAATACAATCTTTAGCAGGATTTATTTCGGCAGGTAACGCAAACGTTGTTAGCTTAACAGCTGACACTACACTAACAGTTGCTTCTCATGCAGGTAAAATTCTTACTTGTAATGATGCAGACGGTAAATTTACTTTACCAAGCATTGTAGCCACTACACCTGGAAGTAATGAAGACCCTAACCAATTAAATAATTTAGGTGCTTCTTTCTTCTTTTTTGTAGAAACTGCAGCAACAGATATGGATATAAAAACTGATGGAACAGATAAGTTCGTAGGTGGTTTATATTTAGGTAAAAGTGATGCAGCTGGTAAAACTTTTATTTCTGGAGCATCCAATGATGTTATTACTTTTAATGGTTCAACCAAAGGCGGTATAGTCGGTTCTATTGTTAAAGTAACTGCTATAGGTTCAGCTAAATATGCTGTAGAAGGCATAGTATTAGCTTCTGGCACAGTTGTAACACCATTTGCTGACGCATAAGGGAGTAAACAATGGCAGATACAGTAACTTCTCAAACTATTCAAGACGGTGAAAGAATCGCAATATTGAAGTTTACTAATGAATCTGACGGTACAGGAGAATCTTCTGTAAAAAAAGTAGATGTTTCTGCGCTTAGTACAAATAGCGTAGGACAAACTTGTACTGGTGTTTCTATTGCTCGTATTTACTGGGCAACCAGAGGTATGGGTGTAGATATAGAGTTTGATGCTTCTACTAACGTTTTAGCTATGCCATTACCAGCTGATAGTACTGGTGATGAATACTATGACGATAGGTTTAGCGGCATACCAAATAATGCAGGTTCAGGAAAAACTGGAGATATTGACTTTACTACGGTAGGTCACTCAAGTGGTGATGCTTATTCAATAATTCTTGTTTTAAATAAAAATTATTAATGAATGGCAGTAAAAAAAACCAGAAAAAAGTCTAAACCTATACGCAGGACTACTGGTAAAGGTGGAAATTACCGCCCTACTAAAAGTGGGGCGGGTATGACTAAAAAAGGTGTAAGAGCTTATAGAAAAGCTAATCCTGGAAGTAAGCTTAAAACAGCCGTAACAGGTAAAGTAAAAAAAGGCAGCAAAGCTGCAAAAAGACGTAAATCATATTGCGCAAGGTCTTTAGGTCAACTCAAACGCAGTTCAGCTAAAACAAGAAACAATCCTAACTCTAGAATTAGGCAAGCAAGAAGAAGATGGAAATGTTAAATGTACCCTGTTTATAATAAATTTTATTACAAACCTTTACCTGATTGTATAACCATAAAAGAAAGTAATATTGAAGGGTTAGGTTTATTTGCTAAAAAAAATATAGAACAAAATTTTGATTTAGGGTCTTCACATATAAAAGTACCTGTTATTTGTGGATTTATTAGAACTTCTATTGGAGGTTTTTTAAATCATTCTAAAAATTCAAATTGTGAATTGTCTCTTGAATTAGATTGGGACGATTATAAGGTTTATAATGTTTATACAACAAAAAAAATAAAAGAAGGCGAAGAATTAACACTTAATTATCATATAGACGAGTTAAATTATGGCGAAGAGTAAAACAAAAAAAGATGCTTGTTATCATAAGGTAAAGCGTAGCGCAAAAGTTTGGCCTAGTGCTTATGCATCAGGCAGATTAGTACAATGTAGAAAAGTTGGCGCTGCTAATTATGGTAAAAGCAAAAAAAGAGTAAAAAAATCTATTGGCGGTGTTGTTTGTAAAAATATAAGAGGGCAAGGCGCTGTAATGGCAAACAAAAGAAGATAATGGCTAAAGAAGGTTTAAGAAAATGGTTTTCACGCAACAAAGGCAAAGGTTGGGTAGATTGTAAAACTGGTAAACCATGTGGTAGAAAAAAAGGTGAAAAAAGAGGTTACCCTGCTTGTAGGCCAACAATGGCCCAATGTAAGAAAAAAGGTGCTGCAGCAGCTATAAAAAAGAAAACAAGTTCAAAAAGAGTTAACTGGCAAAAAAAATCTTTAGGTGGTGCTATTAAACAACAAAACAGAATTAAGATGAACAATGGTGGTTTTATAGCCAAAGGTTGTGGTAAAGTTATGAATGACCGCAGAAAAGTAACTACAATAAGTTAGGAGAATAAAATGTTTAAAAGAACTAAATATTATGCAGGTGGCCCAGTAGGCATGAAAAAAGGCGATGAAGCTAAAAAGAAAACTAAATACATGGCAAAAGGTGGCAAATACATGTCTAATGGTGGACCAGCAAATATGAAAAAAACTAAATATATGGCCAAAGGTGGCAAATACATGTCTAGAGGCGGACCTGCAAAAAGATAAATTTTAAATACATAATTAGGAGGAAGAATTATGTCTTATTTAATTTCTAATATACCTCAGTTTAAATGTTGGGTAAGAAAAGAATTTACTGCTAATCATCAGAAATATCATGGTGAATATTTGCATGCATTAGCTATTGCTGTTAACACAATACCTGACCGTTCTTTGTCTTTTCAAGTGGTTTTTACTGGCTGTGAAACAGACTTAGAAGGTTATCCAGATAAAAACATACACGCTC